GTTCAGCACCGTTGACACGGTACTTTTAACAGCATTGAACACCGTTGAAATCGTGGACTTGATACCATTGACAACGGTTGTCACCGTGGATTTAATAGCATTCCAGACCGTTGTGAACACGCTCTTGATTGCATTCAATACCGTGGTGATTGCCGTCTTTATGGCGTTCCAGACGGTTGTGACCGTGGTTTTAATCGCGTTTACCACCGTTTCAACGGTTGTCTTTATGGCGTTCCAAGCCGTTGTTATGACCGTCTTGATTCCGTTGATAATCGGGGTTAGAACGGTCTTGATTGCATTCCAAACGGTTGATATGACCGTCTTGATTGCATTCAGGGCGGTTGATACCGCCGTTTTTATGGCTTCCCACGCCGCAATGATATATTCCTTACAGTTTTCCCAAATGAACCGCCATGGCAAAGTTATCAGGTTGAACGCGGCTTTCACCAACTCCACGATGAACATGATCGCAACCTGTACAACGCTTTTGATGGTTTCCCATATACCAGACAGGAAACTTGAAACCGCGTTGAAAATGTTCATTATCGTGGTTTTGACCGCTTCAAACTTTTCAGACACAACCGTTTTGATTGTGTCAATCACGCCTGAAATGGTTTCCTTTATCGTGTTCCAAATCTCGCTGATTTTTTCAGCAAGTCCGACAAAGAACCCCTTGATTGCTTCAATGACCGTGCTGAATGTTTCTTTTATCGCATTCCAGATTTCAATGACCTTGTTGCGGAATCCCTCGTTGGTATTCCAAAGGGTTATAATTGCAACAACCAATCCGGCAATTAACGTCACAATCAGCACAATCGGGTTTGCATTCATAGCGGCATTAAGTAACCATTGGGCGATTGTCGCGCCCTCGTTCGCCGCCTTGTATGCCGTCCACGCCGTTGTTACCGCGCTGATAAGACTGGAAATAGCCATTGCAGCCTTTAATGTCACAAAGCCCGTGACAACCCCGGCAATTAGCGGCGACCAATCTTTGAAAAACTGTATAATCTCCGGCATCTTGTCCGAAAGATTCTGAATAGCTTCCGCCGCCTTTTTTACCACGTCAACCGCAAGCGGAAGAACGTTCTTCCCAAGTTCCGCCTGAAAATCCGTCCACGCCTGCTTTAAGTTGCCCGTTTGGTTCGTCCATGTATCAGATTCACGCGCCGCCTGACCTAATGCGCCGGAAGCGGCGTTTGCGTCTTCCACCATCTGCAAAAGGGTAAGCTGCTTCTGTGATTCTGACAGTTCGTTGAATGACTTGCCGTATAGCTTATTTGCGGCGGCGTTTCTTGTGGTTTCCGTGCATGACAGACCAAGGGCGGAATCATTTTCATAGTTGCCTTTTAGGAAAGATTGCAATGATTCCGTGGTATCTTCAAGGGAACGGTCATAAAAAGCCGCCGAATCCGCAACCGCAACCATAGCCCGGTTTGCAAGGTCAAGTGAATCGCTTGTATCCATGCCCGTGGTTTTGGCAAACGCGGCAATCTTCGTGAAGCTGCCTTTCATTCGGTTTTCGGATATGCCTGATTCACTCGCTATGCTTTTCAGTGATTTCGTGGCATCCGATTCCAGATCACCAAAAACCTGTGTGAATTGTGCGCTTGCCGCGTCCGCGTCAGAAGCGGCTTCAATGCAGCTTAATCCAAATTCTTTTATCTTGTCAAAAGCAAAGTATGTTGCAACCGCCGTTCCGATTTTCTTGAATGCGCTTGTTATCGTACTTTGTGAAGTTTCCGCCTTATCGGTTGTATCGTCTATTGCTTCGTTGGCATCCGCATTTTTTATAGCGATTGTTCCGAATAGCTTAAACAGTTCCATTCACGCATTTCACCCCTTTCTTTATTCGGGAATGAAATTCATTGACAAACTCATTGAATCCTGAATCGTTGTTTCAAGGTCTGCTTCCGTCATTTCCCGGCTTCCCGATTTCATTTCTTCCTTAAATTCGTTGAAAGATTTATCAAACACTTTCGCAAGGTAATATTCCCATTGCATTTCTGCTTCTTGACCTTCCATGAATGCGTTTATGAAATCCGAAAAGTCACCTGACAGAATCAGTTCATCCAGTAAAGGAAATGGACTTGCATATCTGTGAAACAGCAAGTCCATAAATTTCAATTCCCCTACTTGAACAACCTTGAAACAACCTTGAAAAAACCCTTGAACTCGTCCTTCTTGATTACATCGACAATCATTTCAAGGAACGTGTTCAAGGGCAGTTCTTCAATCTGCTTCTTCGTCATGCCGGACAAGCCGGAAAGAAGCGTGTAAATATCCTGTTCGCAAGATGAAAGGTTTCCAAGAATCGTGTTGGCAATGTCAAGGGCAACGCTCACACCAACGATGGTTGCAGCATCGTCAAGATTCCCGTCTTCACTTTGCAGACTTTCCACCAGATTTTTAATATCGTCACCCTCAAACGCCTTTGTGAACTCATTGATTCCAACCTTGCTGATAATCTTGCTCATGGGGAACACGTCTTTGGAACACAACGCCCTAAGTGTGTAACCCTTTTCTTCCGCTGCATTGTCCGTTGTCATTTCAATAATATCGCTCATGGTTATTTTCTCCCTTCATTACTCGTTTTCTGTTTTCTTCTTCCCGGCGGTCTTTTTCGCCGCCGGGGTTTCGGTTTCCTTTTCTTCGTCCAGAATCTTCACGAACGCACCAACGGAAAGGATTTCATTGACGCGCTCAACCGTTGCCGTCATTGTGTCACCCACTTTGTGGGTTTTCCCGGTGTGCTTGTCCGTGAACTGCTCTACAACTTCAACTTTCATCGTTCATCATCCTTTCTTTACGCTGTCGGTGTCGGATAGTAAATGTGATAAGGCAAGATTGTCAGATCACCTTCAATATCCTGATAGCTTTCAAACGTGTATTTCGGAACAGCACCTTCCTTGTTCTTACCCTCTAAGGACAAGCCGGAAGTGCAAAGGGCGTTGTCAAGGATTGCAATGATGGGTGAACCATCAATCTTCTTTCCGACAAACGCGATATTGTCAAAATAGTCCCCTTCTTCAATCTGACTTTTCGATTCGATCAGGGAATAGCCGTCAAGGTCACTATCTACTGTCTGACCGATAACCGCCGCCTTGATGATTTCCGGGGTAAGTTCAATAAGGTTGATTTCCAGTGTCGCGGTTTCGCCCTGTTTAACGTCCAGACCTTTTACCTTTACCAACGCGCCATCAACCTCAATCGTCTGGATGGACGGCGTGATTTCCAACTTGTTACCGCCGGATGTCGCACCAATCAGGGATTCCGCAAAATTCCACTTCTTTGTGGTTGCGTCAAACTTGAAACCCTTGTGAATCGTGCCAGCACCCAAAAGGATGTTTTTAGGGGTTTTTGCGGTGATACCGCTTGATTTCAATTCAGCACCTACGCTCATAATTTCAAACCACCTTCCAAATTTTTACTGTTAAATTTACCTGTATGCGCCAAAGCCCTTCTTCCCCCGTGGGAACAGGGAAAGAATTGCCATAAAAAACGGCAATCCCTGAACCGTTGTCAAGAATTGCCGTCTTCCCCTCAACCGGGGGAAATACTTCTTTGATTTTTTCCTTCATTTCTTCCAACGCCAAAGCAGACTTCCTTGTGAATCCGTTCAGAATGAAAGTCTTGTCTTCCTCGCCGCTTTCCGTTGAAGGTTCAAACTCCGAATACTCACCGACAAAATACAAATCAGCGGCGGTTGAAGTCCATTCCCCGTATTCATACGGTACATTCAGTTTTTCCAATTCATCATTGATGAATCCGAGAACATCAATCACGCTAATCACCTACCTTGTCCGCCAGTATTTCACTAATCCGCTTTATCAGCTTCGATTTCACCGAATCAAAGGCTCTTTCCATCGGTCTTCGTGGCTTTTTACCCTTCGTTCGATAAAATTTACCGTCCTTTTGGCTTTTGTACACCCAACCGCCTTTTCGCCCGTTGCCTTTCAGGGCATATTCACCCGTTCCAAATTCTTCCCATATCGCATTTTCAAGGTCACTTCCGACCTGACATTCATTTGCAGCTTCATTGACCTTGTATTGATATGATCCTTTGGTTTGCCCGGTGTCCACCTTTGAATTTCGCTGAATCCTCGCTTGCAATTCTCCGCCTGCTTCATAAAGAAAGGCTTCTATTGCACTGTCAATAGCTTCTTTCACTTTAACTCTGTAATCTTCAAATTCAACGCTCATGTTTGTCCCCCTATAAACCTAAGATAGATTTCAAGGTGTTCGTTCATGTTCATCGGATTATCAATCAACAGGATTTCATACACCAATCCTTGCACAACCATTCGTGCATTTTCGCTTGTCACGTCAACAACGGATTCCTGTTCTTCCGTGTTGATTATCCCGGTAAGGAAGTTGAACGGATTCCATACCCATTTTATAGACAGTGATTTCAGGCTTGTAAAGTCACACAAGAAAATATGTGTGCTTTCCTGAATCTTCGCGTTGAAATTGCTGTGTTTGGATTCACCTGTTTCCAAATCAAGCCATCCCAACAGGGAAGTACAGTCAAGCCATTCATGCACAACCTCACCTATGGCATTTTTCGCGCCTTTGTCCTTTACCTGAATAAGTGCTTGAATGTTGCCGCCAATGCTCATATAATCAAAATCTCGCTTTTATATAAGGCTTTAAGAAACCAAGTAGGGCAACAGGATAGCCCATAACC